ATGTACTTACTTTTATTTCTTCTATTTGAAGTTTAAGTAATTCTATTTCCTTTTGTAAAACTTTAATTTCACCAGTGTTTTCCAGCATATCTTCTGTGGTAATTGTAATTGTTTGTTGATTATCACTTACACCTTTTTTAGCTTCACCAATTTGTTTTGCGAGCGGTGTAAGATCAGGGCCAGTTTGCTCGGATAGTACATCGAGTTTGGTCATGATTTCACCGTACTTCACAAACCCACCACCAATAGCTACGATCGCCGCAATTAGGGCTGCAATACCTGCCAGTTGATCTTTTAACTTAAATTTTCCCATTTTTTAATTGCTCCAATTCTATTAATAGTCTCTGTTTTTTGAGATTAATTTCGTGCAAGGCGTTCTCCTTGATTGCGACTTTATCAGTCTTGATATAGCTCGTCAGGCTCACATTAGCATAAATCTGTCGGTTATCAAATATATTTAACTGCTCCAAATAGATGTCTTTTGGCTTATAAAATATTGCATTTTTATATAAATCCAAAGAGGCTTGTTCGCTAGCCATAGCCTTAATTTTTATGATATTCTTAAGAGCTAGATTTTTAGCAATATCTTTGACGTCTTCATCAACTTTATCCATCATTCGCTCCATATTCGCCACGAGAGATTTTTTCGATTGTACCTTTTTTTGTTTGGCACTTTTCTTTGATGAAACAGTGGATGCTGTAGCAGTTTCGCTAGTAGATTCCTCCTCTTGTGTTTCTTCTTCCGCTTCTTCTTCATTTGTTTCTTCTACCACTTTTGTGGACTCTTCTTCAACCTGTTCTTCTTCTTCACTAGCTACTTCTTCTTCCTCTGCAACAGCTTCTTCTTCCTCTGCAATGGTTTCTTCTTCCTGGGTTGGTTCCATAGTGGATTCTTCAAACGACTCTTCTTCCTCCGAAACCACCTCCTCTTCTTCAGAAGTTGTTGGTACAAAAGAAGTCTCGACTTCCTCTGCTTCTTCATAAATTTCTTCCTCCATTACTTCTTCTTCCACTGCAGGTTCTTCAAATACTTCTTCTTCAAATACTTCTTCTTCAAAAGAAAACGTTTCTTCAAAAGAAGCTTCTTCTTCTATTTCCATAGAGAACGTTACAGGGTCTTCTGCAATAACACTAACTGCTTCAGCAAAAGTTTCTTCTAGTTCTGCAAAAGTTGTTTCTACACTTGTAAGAGCAGTTTGTGATTCAGTTGATATTCTAACATAGTCTTCACTATCAAAAGTCATTAGTAATTTTGCTCCTAATAAATTAGGACCTCGTTGATTAGCATGGGTTGACGTTGAACCAGATCCATCAACACCATTCCAGGACCATTCATATTTACTAGCTCCGGTTCCTGTATAAATTAATTGATTGGTGAAAGTTTCTGAGTTCGCATAATAACCTGCATCATTTGTTCTTGTTTGAGTTACAGCCGCTAGCTCCTCGTCGCTACTATCTAGTATTCGGATATTAACGGTATAGCTATCTGCGGCTCCGGTGCTGTCACCGCAGGCAAACGCTGAACCGGACCATTCACAATTTTGCATGTCGATGGTGCTGTCTAGTGTAATACCATTATCCAGTTTATCGGTTGTAGAAGTAATGGTATCGCTGGAAGTTTGACCGGTGCCAGCTATACCTACTAAGGTTGCTGTAGAAGTAATTTTTAAATCGTGCGCAGCTTCAACTGCTTTATCATAAGTGAAAAATGCACCACAGCCGCCGTTCTGGCCGTTAGCTGTATCGCAGGTGATGGCAAAGCCATCTAAAGTGGTGTTGTTGCTCATCGTCGTGTCCGAAGTATTATCGGATATGACGGGAGTAGTTCCGCTATTATAAGAGCTGACTGAATTACCAGCGTTAGGTAAAATGTTTCCTGTGATTACGTTTTCTGCTTTAACGGCATTAGTAAAACAACTTGCTAGCAGATAAATGCAAATGAAAACTATAAATAGAAATTTAATTTTTATTTTGGTGTAGTCCATGAGACCTTCTTATTAATAGATGTGTCTGCTGGAAGGGGTTTAGTAGTAACGGGTTCAGGTGCAACTTTTTCTCTTAATTTCATACGCTTAACATATGCTTTATAATCAGGTCTTTCAAAATCATATTTAGTCCAAAGTGCTAATGCATCTTTTCCAATCTTACCATCAATTGGACAAGGTGTTCCTGCCTGAATCATGCTTTCAAAAACTCTTTCGTCTTGACATAATATGGCAACGGCTGCAACTTTCATACCAAAGTCGTTCAAAATCCGAGCTAGTTTAAGTCGTTCACAATTTTTGTCAATGAAATGTTTGCCGCCAGATACTCCAAGTCCAAAAGTTTGTATTCCTGCGGATGCTCCTACGGCACAGACATCTTGAGTCATGGAGTTATAGGAAGGTGCTCCTGCGGTAGGAGGTGACGATCTTATATTAGAAGTTGTTGAATTCGTCGTTGTTGAAGTTGATTCACTTCCTGATTGATAAGTCGTACTAGATTCATATCCACCTTCAATAGCGGTATTACTACCTGATACGTTAGTTTGTGTCGAACCAGCCCAGGCTTTGTTCGAACACACCAATAGTGTCAGCATTAAAAACGTATATAAATACTTCATCAATTTCCATAAACTCCTAAGAACAATTGTTTTTGTCTAAATCAATCGGCTTGTCGCTACCATAAAACCATATCCAAGATGAAATCTTCGTTCCTTCTTGGGTATAAGTACATTTTTTGCCTACCGAGCAGGCGCTCAAGGCAAATAACAGTGCGAGCACTAGAAATAATTTATTCATTTTGCTCCTTTGTTTGTTCTTCATCTTTTACTTGGCAACATTCACCAGATTCTTCTTTTTCTTGGGTGTGTGCACCACAGCATTTTGTTTTATCTATTGACATGCTTCACATTCCTCTTTGCAATCACAATTGTTACAAGAACATACACCATATAAATCAGAATGTTCTTTTAAAGAACAGTGACAATCACAATTACAATTTTTACACTTTGTCATCTTTGTTTAAATAGTCCCAAAACTTTTTAAGTTTTGTTTTTATCCATTTTACCATTTTTGGTCTCCTCAATATTATAGAAGAACTTGTCAGTATCTTCTGTTTTCCATTCACGGCTATCCTCTACACTCCATATTGAATTGTTAACTTCCCAATCAGGAATTTCATCTCTCACTGTGAAAGATGGGATATGCCATAATATTCTATTGTTAGGCTGAGCCGCATAATTGCCATCATCCAAGGCCATTATGTGAGCGCATTTGTGCTCTTGCGGGACTTCTGAATGATCCGTGTCGAGTATATTACTCTCTGGGTGGGCCCAGTCAACTGTAAAAAGGTAGGATCCAGTATGCCACTTTTTATCTTTGCCGATGTATTTACCGGCTACACTTAAAGCGTCAAAAACAGTAACACTAGGATAGTAACTAAAGCAATTCCACAGCTCCAACTCGTCAAGTCGCATCCTAGGAACCTTTTCGACATCAAACCCGTGCTGAATGAATGCAGAGATTGGCAAACGGTAGTAAACACCTCCGTTTTCCATAATTGCGTGAAAGAGTAAAGCACGCCCTGGCATCGATGCAATGCCAAAAACCATACAGTCTTCCACTTCTCCATGATGTCTTTTAAGATCATAGAGATACTCTCTCCTGATCTGACAATAGATCACAGGTATGTTTGCGTTTAAGTATGCCATCCAACATAAAGTCCTAACTTGCTATGATTATTAAAACAACTACTACTGCTACTGCAATAGAAATCTTTTTATGAGCTAATGCTAATGCCCATAATTTTTTTGCTTGTTCCATGTTTCCTCCTAATGTATTTCGCCCCAGTTTTTACCATGCTCATAGTCTACCTTGTTTGGTACTTCTAGTTCAACTGCAGATTCCATTATTTCAATAATGTGTTTAGCCTGTTTATCATTTTCTACAGAAATGTCTAGTTCATCGTGAATCTGAATATGAGCTATGATTCCTTCTTCATACAGTTTTAACATTGATTTTTTAGTCATATCTGCAGCAGAACCTTGAATTAATTTATTTAATGATTTATAAGTCATGGCTCTTTTGATCCCTGGTCCATGTTCCCTGAGTGCATCTTCATGAGATAAGGCTTTATGCATCCCGAATTGATTGGGTTCCCATAAATGAAACCTGCATAATCTTCCAAGAAGCGTTCGAATTTGTCCACGATCCTGTGCACGATTTGATGCTGCATTCATAAGTTGTTTTACGAAAGGAACTCTAGCATGATATTGATCAAAAAGTTCTTTAGCTTTTTCCTTGGAGACTCCAAGTTCAGCTTGTAATTTTGCTTTTCCCATTCCATAAAATAAACCAAGATTAATAGTCTTGGCTTGTGATCTTGGGATCTTTGCCATGTCTGCAACGATTTGGTGAAAATCGGTGCTTGAATCATTTCCGTAAGATTGGACAACTTCATAAACTGATGGAAATTTATAAAGAGAGGCATAATGTACAACGAGTCGAGGCTCCTGCTGTGAGTAGTCAAAGCATCCCCACTCGCAACCTTCTTCGGGAATAAAAATGCTACGGATCAAAGGTCCGAGGTCCTTGTTCCGTGCAGGAATCTGCTGGAGGTTTGGATTTCGGTAACTGAATCGTCCGGTTATGGTGCCTCCATTATCGGATCGAGTCTGATTGATTTCAGCGTGAATGCGTCCTTTATGTTCATACTTTAAAATAGAATCGATGAACGTTGAATGAGCTTTATTGACTTCTCGGGCTTTGGCGATACATTTAATGATGGGGTGGCTATGTTCTGCTAAGAAATTTTTAGTAAAGCTCGGTAAACCTGTGGCTGTTTGATCATAGGAAATGTTTAATTTATCAAATACTTTTGCGACTGAACGAGAAGCCATAATCTGAACATCGATTCCGGTTCCCTGTTTCACTTTCAATAGAAGTTCTTTCTCTTGTGTGATTAGATCTTTCTTTAATTGATGGGCTCGTTCGCTATTAACCCGTACTCCTTTAAATCTCATATCCACGAGGCAGGGAAATAAATCGGTTTCTAAATTAAAGATACTTTCTAAATCCTGGTTTATTATTTCTTTTTTCATTTCTTGCCACAAGTCCAGTGTTAGAATTGCATCCTTTTCCGCGTATTGTCCAACATGAATAGCGGGAAGTTTCCATAGTTCAGCTTTAGGATCAATGCCCCATTCTTTTGCGGCTTCATTAAGAATGGTTTCATTTTTACCATGACCTAAATAGTCCCAGCCTAAAGAATTTAGATCAAAACGATAACGATTTTCATCAACCAGTGAGGCTGCAACCATAGTATCGACGACTAGACCATTTATTTTTATACCTAATTTTTTAATCCAACAGACATCGTATATGGCGTTATGAAATATTTTTGTGGCTTGACTTGCCATAGTGTCTTTGAACCATTCTAAAACTTTTTTACGATCCATGTTGGGACCATTGCCGTGGGCAATGGGGAAATACCAGGATAAATTTTGTACTGCAATGGCAATGCCTACTACCTCACCATTGCCAATAATCGAACCGGATCCTTTGTTCTTTAAATCAGGATCTCTTGTTTCTAAGTCTACTGCTATTTCATCGTAACTTCTTAGATCTGGAAATTCAGTAGGTGCATTCCATTCTGTTTGAGCTTTAAATAAAGGAACTTTCATTGTGTATCTTTTTTTATTTCTAGTGAATCGCCAAATTTTCCTTTCCACCCAAAATTACCGTGATGCGTGGTTTCTGATTTAATGTTAGCATAGATTTTAAAATCTGATTCTCGTACTAGATTACAAAAAGAAACATCCTCACCTCTCCATAGACCTTTATCAAGATCAAATGTGGTATCCCAAAAATTATAAAGATATGTATCTTTTTTATTTTTCATCTTTAAACGAGGATAGTTTTTCATTAAGGCTTTAAAGACACATCTGTGAATTAGCATTAATCCTGCAGGGCCTTGTTTAATTTCAACGAGATCTCCCGGGAGAGTAGAAATTTTTTTATCATCTTCAAAACTAACCGTATATTTAATGGAAGAAGGATCTTCAGGAATTTTAACTCGGTAAGGGGTTAATACGACATCTTTCCTAGTTATTAACATTTTAATGACGGCTTCTGGTTTAAATTCAACATCAGAATCAATAAAGAGTAGATAATCATAACCGCTTTGCAGGAATAAACACGTTAAACCATTTCTGGCGTTACTAATATAAGGGGACTTGAGCGTATCCATTTTCCATTCTAAACCTGCTTTAGTAAATTCTTTTACCAGTTTAACGACCGAGAGCATGGTATTAATTTTAACTGAATCATAACAGGGCATACCAATATAAATTGTGGGGGGTTGGGTTTTATTCATTACCGTAATCTCTTTCTTCTATCATTTCAATATAATGCTTTGCTTTTTTTAAATCTTCCTTTCCTCCTTTATACTTATGCCGACAAATATATTTGATAGCATTTCCTTCAGCAAAGGGCAAATTGTTCTTATTAGCAAACTCAGATGGTTGAATCTTCATTTTAAGATAATGAGATCCACCAACTTGTTTTTTGTATACACTCATAACCGGTATCCTCTTCTTTCTATTTTTGCTTTCAATAAGTATAAATTTTGTTTGGCACGAGTAACAGCAACGTACCATACTCGATGTTCTTCATCCTGTTTTTCTGGATTATTTTCTACGGACTTTCTTATTTTATTTGTATTATCTAAAATAACAATAACGTTAATTTCTTCATCTCCTTTTATGGTATGTATAGTAGATAATTTAATCCGTGCATCTTGACTTAATTTTTCTCCGTTGCCTAGCATTGCTCTAATATATAATTTTTCATTAAGACTGGCTTTGGTGAATGCGTCAAACCAAACTACATCAGAACTAAAACCCATGTCCTTTATTTTAATAAGCTCTTGATTCTCGAATTGTTTTTCATTAAAATCTTTGTCCAAATATTCAAATACATCTTTGGTTTCTGGCAAGGTTAGGCCTTCATTCTTTGTCCAACGTGTCCAATTCACAATGTTTCGATAAAGTTTTTGATTATAACTTTTGCCAAATTTAGTCTCAAAGTATAAACTTTTTGTTCTAAGTTTTTTGGCTATTTCGTCCAGTTTGTTTTTTGATCGTCCTAAAATGAGCCATTTATTTTTTGACAAATCTAAACTATCTATAGAATTAATCTTTTCAGCTCGTCCTTTAACAATGTTTCCTAGATCATCTCTTCTTGGAGACCATTGTTTTTTAATTCTTCTTTCTTCTGGAATTCTGGAGATAATCATATTAGCATATTCTTGAACACGTTCCGGAACTCTTCTAGACTGTGGAAGAATTTCTTCTTCTGCCGGTTCATTAATAAACCGTTTAACGTCTGCTCCAGCCCATTCAAAAATAGCTTGATCATCATCTCCTGCTAAAAAAATATTTGTGGACTTTGTTTTAAGAATATCAAACATTTTCCATTGGATAGGAGATAGGTCCTGGGCTTCATCAATAAAAACAACATCAAAGGTAGGAGATTTGTTTGATTCTTTAATGAATCGATTTATCATTTCGGTGTAATCGATTAGATTATTTTTTTGTTGGTAATTTTTTAAATTAATTTTAATATGATTCAATGTGGTATAATCAATTTTTCGTGAGTAGTTATTTGTATTAAATTCAGATTCTATGCCTATGTCTTTAACTCTAGCTTTATTGATTAATGAAAAATATTCGGAGTCACAATTTAAATAACCATTATTTTCTTCTTCATCGTATTTTGTATATTTTACACGGACACCTGTTAATCTACCTATTTCTTCATAATGAGTAGGTTGCATAACTCGATCTTCGCTCAAACCTAATGTATGAAAAGAAAAAGAATGCAGCGTTTGAAAAAATTTCAGGTCTGATTTTGTAAGATTAGATGAAACATCTTTAAAATTATCATCTTCAAGAAAAGTATCTCTTGCGTTGTAGGCTGCTTTTCTTGTGAAAGCAAAATAACCAATACGATGGAGTGCTGTTCCTTTTTTTATATAATCTTTCACATAATTTAATAAAGTAAAAGTTTTTCCTGTTCCGGGTGGTCCTAATATTTTTTTGATCATATAAGATTATCCGTGCCTTTTATATTTATAAGTTCGTCTTTAATCTCTTCTTCTTTAAACTTATCAATTCTTACCTTAATTACTTGAAGAGGATCATTAGATTCTTTTTCTTCTTTTTTCTTAGGAAATCGTTTTGGACCAAACTCGCCTAATATTTTTTTATTCGTTTTAATCATATGAGCTGTTTGCTGAGTTTTTATTTTCCATTCTTTATTTTTTAAGGTATCGAAGAAAGGTTCGAATTTAAAATAAGCATACTCATTTTCCCATAAAGTTGATCCACTTTTAAAAGCAACATTCGTTTCTGCTTTTGGTCCATTAATATATTCTTTCATATAGTTAAATAATTGTCCTTCTGGACTTGTTTCTTCAGGTGGCTCAATATCCTCTAATTGAGAATTAAATAAATTATCTAATATTTCTTGATAAATATCTCCTTTTTGCATAGGAGGAACAAAGTTAGCAGCGACCCCAATGATGTTTCTTATTTTTCTTTGATCGGTTATATATTCTATGGATTTAGCGTGTACCTGTTTAACTTTTTCACCATCGGGGCACGCAACATTAAAAGTATATTCTGGATCAGGCTTATAATTTATTTTCTGCAAGCCCGATAAAGCAGGAAAAGCTTTTCTACGATCGGAGGCAATACCAAATTTTCTTTTTACACATTCAGATTTCATGCAAAAATTAACAATAGGTTCTTCATTACAAAGATGTCCTTTTGTCTCTTTTTTCCATCCTTTAATTTTAAAACTCACATAATTATCATCCCATTTTTGATCATAAATAAAATATTCTCTTGCCGCTTGTTTGACTCTATCTTCCCAATTATCAGGGTATTTCTTTTTAGCAAAAACCATGTAGTTATATAAAAATCTATCTCTTTCGTCTTTTAATTTTCCACCGTTTTGGCATGCTCGAGTTATGGCTTGTAAACAAGGAGGACCTTCATTAAATTCTTCTGCTCCTCCTTGTAATACGGCTTTTATATGAGCCAGTGAAAAATTTTCTAGTTCTTCTTTTGATTTTAAATTTGTATTAATAACTTCTATGAATTGGTCAAAGGTAAATTCTGTTCCATCAAAATTTAAAGCACGTCGTTCTGTTTTTTTATAATAAGGAAGATTAATGAAATGTCCGTTTTGAAGATTACCTTTATCATCTTCGCCTAGTTCTGTTTGTTTTGGAAAAATTTCTGTTTTAGCCTTGAGACCGAACGTAAATAATAGAGTGCTTAAAAAATTTCTGATAATGGTCGCTTTGATTGGTTCCTTTAAAAAGACGTAAATATGTAATCCTCCACTTTTAGATCTACAAGGAATTACAGGAATATTATGTTCTTTTATTGTGTCTAAATATTTTTTAGGACTAAAGTCTTTATAATGATCGATATCAATGGCGCCAAATTTTGCCATTCCTTCATCGTCACAGGGCTGAATACCGATTGATTTTTTACCCGATAAATGTTCTAAATAATCTTTTTCTTCAATAGGTCTTGAAGACCAGCCATAATCTCCTGGTTTTAGCTTTAATTTTCCAGTTTCAGGATCCGTATATCCTTTTTCAATTCTAGCGAATCCAAAGTTTCTTTTTAGTCCTGTAAAAATCTCTATAAATTTCTTTTCCATCATCAATTCCATTCTATACACCGGGCGGTTAACTCTCGCGCCCCGCCCAGCTATCGTATACGCACGTAACGAAACTTAGAAATGAGTCTTCGTTTGCTTTTGGGCAGTATCCCCGTGCTTAACTTTAACGTCTCCTTTAGAAACGTTTTCAGCAAAAGTTTTAGCTTGTTGGTACAAAGTAGTATCCTGTACAGGACCTATTTTGCTTACTTCCCAACCAAACCACGTACCTTTATCATTAGACTGTTGTACAGTCTTTAACTGATAAATATGGCTAAAAGATGCCGGAGTAAATAATCCGTTTTTACCTTTAAGCCTGATTCCTGCCATCATACTATTCCATTTTCTACTAATTTTTAATTGAGTAGATTTCATAGCAATCAAAGCAGTTGATGGAGTTTGACCATTGACAATTACAAAGTGACTAGCAGTTCTTTCAACATAGTTGCCATTAGGCAATCTATCTTTAAAAGAAGCGTCTCTTGTAGTTTTTGTCATGATATCACTAGATGATGAGTGAATAGCAACAGGAGCACCGGAGCCTTCGCCTCGATCTCTCCATTCAATGTACTCCAGTCTATAGTGACATGGAACTACTTGAATGCCTTTTGCACCATCGTACAGTTCTCCTGTAACGGAATTGAAAATCATGCCAGGTTCTGCACCTTTAACATATTTACCATCCCTTTTATTTACTTCAGGAGATAACTGTCCTAGTATTTTTAAAAAAGGTAAAGCTAAATCTTCTTGAGTTAGTTTACCTAGACCTTTACCAGAATCTACTTCAAAACTTGAAATAGCTATGGCTCCAGCTTTCTCTTTCTTTACGACGTTTGTTTCTTCGTTCATTGTTATTGTTTCCTCGTTAATTTGGTTCGGTTTCCTGCGAACACGTTAAACAAGTCAGAGGGCATGTCTTTTCCAGATTCGACACGCTCCCTGACTAATGCTTTAAGTGTCATGGGTTCAACCTTTAATTTCTGGATCGGTTGATATCCTTGACCTTGTGCAAGGTTAGCATATTGCAGCGCCTTGTTGTCTTCGTTACGACCAAAAGAAACAGTAACTTCATTTTTAATTAAGTCACCCAGGTCGTTGTCTCGAAGCCAGTTAAATGCCTCTTCCTTTTTTGCGATAGGAATTGAAGCACTGTAGACGGGTTTCACTTCAACTGCGGATCCGTCTGCTAATTTTAATGTGGAGATATTCATTTCCGTCATCATTGTTGGAATGACATCTCCTGATATTTTTTCTAAATCTTTTTTTAAATCTTTTAAATTTTTTTCTTTTGTTTTAACTTCGTCTTCCAGGTCTTTTAATTTTAAAACTTGTTCCGAAAGTTTACTCAAGTTTTCAGTTTTACTAATTGAATGCGTTTGGTCTTTTTCAAAGTCTATGTTATTCATTTAATTATATCCTTTCAATTGTGGTTCCTCCATTTTTCCTTTCTCGTATAAATCTATTTCTAATGGATAATATACTTTCTCTTGTCTGTCCCATTTTAATAAATTAAATCTGCCATGGTTTATATCAGATGCAATGGCACATGCCAACCCAATAATCGCAGGGTCGCCTGACAAAAGTAAATAATCGTTAGAGTTGTAATCTTTTAACAATCGCCTTAATTCAAATACAATGGGTCCAGGACTTAAAACAATTTGTGTATTCTCTTTTAAAAGAACTTTTAGTTTGCCATATTTTAAAGCACCCATTATATTATACTTAGGACGACCTGTGTTTGTTCCCGGTAGTTCCTGCAAAACGTAAACCATAGGTTCTTTATCTTTTTTTATTTCTGTATAATCACTCATAACTTTCTTGACAAGTTATAGGACTTTATTGTATACAAGTCAATAGAAAGTAAAAATGAATTACAAATTTAAAACGAAGCCATATGCGCATCAATTAAAAGCGCTTGAAATGTCCTGGAATCGGGAAGTATTTGCTTATTTCATGGAAATGGGTACCGGTAAATCTAAAGTGTTACTGGACAATATTGCTATGCTTTATGATCGAGGCAAAATCAATGGTGCCTTGATTATTGCTCCGAAAGGCGTGTATAAAAATTGGTTTGACTCTGAAATACCCATCCATCTCGTTGATCATATTCAAAAAAAGACTGTTTTATGGCAATCTAATATTAATCAAAAACAACAGTTAAAACTTGATACTTTATTTAAGCCAGAAGTTGATCTTCATATTCTTATTATGAATGTTGAAGCATTATCCACTAGGAAAGGTGTTAGTTTTGTAGAAAGATTTTTGTTGAGCCATAATACTTTAATGGCTGTTGATGAATCTACCACCATTAAAAATCCTAATGCTAAAAGAACCAAGGCTATTGTGAAATTAAGTACAGGAGCTAAATACAGGAGAATTTTAACAGGTTCTCCGGTGACTAAGTCTCCATTAGACTTGTATAAACAATGCGAGTTCCTTGATCCGTGGTTACTGGACCATCAGTCCTACTATACGTTTCGTACCCGATATGCGGTTATGAGAACCATGAATTTTAACGGTCGTTCGGTCAATGTTGTCGTTGGCTACCGAAACCTTGAAGAATTATCTGAAAAATTAAAGCCTTTCTCTTATCGAATTTTAAAAGATGACTGTTTGGATTTACCTCCTAAGACCTTTATGAAACGCGTGATTCAATTGACTCCTGAACAGAACAAAGTTTATCAGCAAATGAAATCTATGGCGCTTGCCGAGTTGAATGGTAAAATGGTCACAACAGTCAATGTCATTACCCAACTGATGCGCCTGCAGCAAATTACTTGCGGTCATTTCAAAGCAGATGATGGCTCTATGCAAGAAATTAAAAATAATCGTATTACCGAGCTTATGGACCTTTTAGAAGAAGTAGAAGGAAAAGCCATTATTTGGGCTCATTGGCGCCATGATATCGCCACAATTGTAAGAGAGATTGAAAAAGAGTATCCAGGCTCTGTGATGACCTACTATGGAGATACAACCAGTGACGATCGACAGAAAGCAATAAAAGAAATACAGGATCCAGAAAGTAAAGTTCGGTTTTTAGTGGGTACACCACAGACTGGTGGATACGGTATTACCTTAACGGGTGCCTCCACCATGATTTATTATTCTAATGGTTATGATTTAGAAAAGCGTAAGCAGTCCGAAGCAAGAATCGATCGTATTGGTCAGGAAAAACCTATGACCTACATTGATATCCTTGCGGAGGATACGATTGACGAAAAAATCGTCAAGGCTCTCCGCAAGAAAGTGAACATCGCCACTGAAATTATGGGCGAAGAACTGAAAGCGTGGATATGAAAAAGAAATGCAGAGTATGCGGAGAAGTAAAGATTCTCCATAAAGATTTTTATGCAAACGGAGGTTATAAACTTGGTTATGAAAAGAAGTGTAAAGAATGTTCAATAAAGATAAGAAAAGAACATATGAGCAATCCAGAAACAAAGGAAAAAGCACGACAGCAGGCTAGAAAATACCATTCAACCACACACGGTTTTTTAAAACGGACCTTTCATAATATCAGTTATCGGTTCACTACGACAGGACAATTAAAACATAAATGTTTTTTTAACCTTCAAGAACTAAAAGAAGCATTTGACAGGCACAAGGCTGAGTGGGGGATGCGCAGTGCCTGGGGGCCAGATCATCTACCCATTACCACGATTGTCCAGGACAATAATTCAAACTCGAAAGGTGCACGTCTAAGCAATACATCCAGCAATTTAAGCGTGGACAGACTTGATCCTGAACGACCTTATACTATACAGAATATAATATTCATTCGTGGTGATGAGAACAGCAGAAAAAAAGACACCACTTACGAAGACTGTAAAGCTCAAATTAAACTCCACGAAGAACGGTTTATGAAAGACAAAAAAAGCACTTCCGGGGACATTACATCCCCGAAAATGTAGGATATACGCGTAACGCGTGGTAAAATTTTCAATCCCTATTTTACAGTTATAGTTTTTGGCTTTTTGCCTTCAGGAACTATCTTCATCAGATATATTTTAAGTAATCCGTCTTTTAGTTCAGCCTCTTCGATTTTTACGTCGTCAGCGATGGTAAAAGATTTTGAGAAGTATCGTTTTGCGATACCCTTATGAATCA